CTTTGCTCATTTGGAATTTTGATGAGACTGTAATTAGTCTTCTTCCAGAAGGTGAAGTTCCTTATGGTGATGCAGATGATCAATCTGTTTATTCTGGCACTCTTTCAGAAAACCTTGAGAAGGAATCTAAGGGTGGAGAATCTGCTACAGGGCAAGATATGGATGGTAGAGGAAAATCTTCTCTCCGCAGAGAGTATCAAAATCTATATCATTTCGTAAAAGGTGGGAACAATTCTCTCAATAGTATTCGTAGAGAGATAATGTTTATCAATCTTTTAAGAGGACTTCATCCTAGAGAAGCACAACTTTTATGTTTGGTGAAAGATAAAAAACTCCAAACACAGTATAAAATTACTCATGATATTGTAAAAGAAGCTTATCCAGATATTACCTGGGGAGGTCGATCCTGATGGGAACAATTAAAATCCTTCATGAAAATTGTGATCCTAAATTAGCAGATGATAAATCTCTTCCTTATACTGCATATCTTGTAGAATATACTGATGGTGAAAAAACTTTTTATGATATTACTATGTGCAATAAAAAAGTAGATTTATTTGATCATTATTATGATACTTACAATAAAAACTTTGTAGGTTTCAAGCAAACCGAAGGTAGAGTAAGTCCTAAACTCTATGGATATAAATCACAAGGTGAAAAAAAATCAAAATGAATAAAGGGTTTAATAAGGACTTTGATGTAGAATTTGAGATTCCAGAATCTGACATTGATAATTTACTTAAAAAGTATAAAAAATTAAAAAAATATCAAAAATCATCATTTCATGAAATTGAAAAATTAAATGGAAATACAACAGTAATTGATAAAATGATTCAAGAATCTAATGACGATCCAATTACGTAAGATTGTATCATAAGTTACACAAAAACTTGACTATATAGATTATGTGGTCTATAATAGACCTACGTTCATCTCATCTCGGTGAGACGCAAGTAAGTCGCGGAACGGAGCGTTCATCCCATGATTGAAGTTCTACTCTATACCAGTTTGAATTGCCTGGATGCTGCTGATATAATTGGCCGCACCAAAGCAAATGATAACATGAGTGCATCTATCAGGACAGAGATTGTTGAAACCATAAAGGATGCAACACCTCACTGTAAATGGGACGCAAACGACTGAAGGAACGGGAAACTCGGATCACCCGCAAGGGTTAAAGGAGAAAAACCACCCATCTTCAGGAGAAAACAAATGAACACACTTACACTCATTAAAAAGCAAATCGAAAAGCAGGCTGCTCTGCATGATGCACAAATTCACATCACTAAGTATCGTGGTGTGGACTGCAAAGTGCATGAGGTAGGTGAGGAAACTCACGGCACTTTCTGCTATCGTGGTCGCACTTATACCAAGTGATTGACTTGCAAGTAAATTATTGATATAATGGGAGGGCAACCTCCCATTTTTTTATGGATAGAGAGAAACTCAAATTAATTGTTAAAAATTTAAAGTCTCTTGTAGATGCTTTACAATCAGAAATTTATTCTAATGTAGATGCATATGTGGATAAACAGGATAACTTTGATGATGAATATTATCAACTTGCCGATTATGACGAAGTATTTGAAGACGATGAATGAGGTAACGAAAAATGTATGAAGAACTAAATGACTTTGAAAAGGCATTGCAGCATTTTGGGACTAGAGTCGAAATCATTGCTGCAATGGAAGCATCTGGTAAGTGTTCTCAAGATGATGCTTATCAAATGATTAAGGATGAAGTAAAAGAAATGAAAAAGGTTCGTAGGGAAACTAAAAAAGAATCATGAGTGTAAAATTAATTAGTGTTACACCAGACGCAGAGAAGCACATGGCTTATTGTGCTCGCGTCTCTAATCCCGCTAATCAAGAGAATGAGAAGTTCTCTGGTCTTCTTAAGTATTGTGTGAAGCATCAGCACTGGAGCATCTTTGAGCAGGCATATATGACTTTGGAGATTAATACTACTAGAGGAATCGCAGCTCAAATTCTGCGTCATAGGTCTTTTACATTTCAAGAGTTTTCTCAACGATATGCTGATTCTTCCTTACTCGCAGAGGAGATTCCTTTACCAGAACTCCGCAGACAAGATACAAAGAATCGCCAAAATTCCATTGATGATATTGATGAATTTACTGTTCAGAAATATCAAATCTTGATGCAAGATTATTTTAAGAAAGGGATGGAATTATATACGAACATGTTGGATGATGGAATTGCAAAGGAGTGTGCAAGATTTGTGCTCCCTTTAGCTGTACCCACAAAAATTTACATGACGGGTTCAGTTCGGTCATGGATCCATTATATCGATTTGCGTTCTGCTAATGGAACACAAAAAGAACATATGGATATTGCGAATGAAGCTAAGTGTATTTTTTGTTGCCAATTTCCAAATGTTGCGGAAGCACTTGATTGGGAAAAAGATAACGATTGTCCAAATTGTGAGGATATTCAACCCTCACTTCGTATTGACTAAATATTTTCAAAGTTGAAATTAATTTTATGCCAACATATAACGTAGTAAATAAATCCACTGGAGAGAAGAAAGAATTTCGTATGACGATGGTTGAATATGATCAGTGGAGAAAAGATAATACCGATTGGGATAAAGATTGGCAGGCAGGTGTAGCAGGGATGGCAGAAGTTGGAGAAGTTTACGACAAACTTAAGAAGTCTCATCCAGGATGGAATGATGTACTTCATCGGGCTTCTAAAATGCCCGGTTCCAATGTCCGCCCTATTTAAATTTCTTTATGCCATCAAAAAGAACAAAGTCCCCAGTTCCATTCGGAATGAGTACTAAGCAGATGAAAAGAAAAAAACCAATCAATTCAGATTTAATGAGAGTCGTAGAACCTCTCACAAAAAATCAAGAAGAATTGTTTAGATGCTACAAAAATGATCAAAATATTGTTGCATATGGTGCAGCAGGAACGGGAAAAACTTTTATCACTCTTTATAATGCATTAAGGGATGTTTTTGATTTAAAAACTCCGTATGAAAAAATTTATATTGTAAGGTCTCTTGTTGCAACAAGAGAGATTGGATTTCTTCCAGGAGATCATGAAGACAAATCATCTTTGTATCAGATTCCATATAAAAATATGGTAAAGTTCATGTTTGAACTAACATCAGATTCTGATTTTGAAATGCTTTATGGAAATTTAAAGCAGCAAGGAACGATTAGTTTTTGGTCAACATCATTTATTCGTGGAACAACTCTTGATAATGCAATCATTATTGTTGACGAATTTCAGAATTTGAACTATCATGAACTTGATAGTATTATTACAAGGATTGGCGAGAACTCAAAAATCATGTTCTGTGGAGATGCAACACAAACAGATCTTACCAAACAAAATGAAAGAAATGGTATTGCAGATTTTATGAAAATACTTCGTATTATGCCTTCCATGGATATCATTGAATTTGATATTGAAGATATTGTTAGATCCGGACTTTGTAAAGAATACTTACTTGCTAAAAACGAACTTGGTTTATGAACTTTATTCATCATAATTATCTCGGTGATCTTGAATTAAATAAAAAAGAAACGAACGGCATCCGCTTGTACAATCTTCCAGATGGTCAGTGGGTGCCTTCTATTACTTCTGTTACTTCTTTCTATAATCGGCAGATATTTGTTGATTGGCGCAAGAGAGTTGGTATCGAAGAAGCTAATCGAATCACAAAAAAAGCAACGTCCCGTGGAACAGATTTTCACGCAGCAACAGAACTTTATATGTTGAATAAAGAAATCAACTGGGATGATTTCAAACCTCTGACAAAGTTCATGTTTTATCATGCCAAACCATATCTAGATAAGATAAATAATGTACACGCTATAGAAAGGACTTTATATTCAGAGTACCTTGGATTAGCAGGTAGAGTAGACTGCATCGCAGAGTATGAAGGAGAACTCGCAGTCATTGACTTTAAGACTTCTGAAAAAATCAAACCAGAAAAGTGGTTAGAAAACTACTTTGTTCAAGAGATGTTTTATGCTTCTGCTTATTATGAGTTAACTGGCATCTCTGTCAAAAAACTTATTACTATCATGGTTACTCCTGGCGGTGAGGTAGCTGTATTTGACAAAAGGAACAAAGGGGATTATATTAAATTATTAGTTCGTTATATAAAAGAATTTGTATCTAACAGTATTGGGACAAGTAATGGGGAATGAATTAGAAAAAGAACTTAAAGACAAATTTATATCATCAACTAAATTTGTTCAAGAAATCGAAGAACTTGTCAAAGATAATTCTGACATGAGTTATATTGATGCTATTATTCATTTTTGTGACCAAAGTAGTATTGATTTAGAGTCAGTTCCTAAATTGATAACCAAACCTCTGAAAGAAAAACTTAAATATGAGGCAATGGAACTCAATTTCCTTAGAAGAAATTCTAGAGCAAAACTACCTCTGTAATTTTTATAATTTTTTGTGATGCCATTTGATGCCTATAAACAATACCTCTCTTTGAAAAATCATTTTACCAAAGAGAAGTATGACTACCACAAGTATTGTGGAAAGAGTCGTGCGACAGTACAGTCTTTCTATAAACGGAAAGATCGTTTCTGGTTTGAGAAACTAGCACGAAACAAAGATGATAAAGAAGTAATTGAATTCTTTGTATCTAACTTTATTACTTGCACTGATCCAAGTAAACTCTGGATCGGTGAAATGATGAGAGAAGGTGAAGGGCGGTACACTGCATGGAAGAAAAGAAATCAGTCTCTTTCTTATATTTTTAAAGAAGAAATGGAAATGATTCTTAGGGATTCTAGTTTAGATTGTGCTCTTTCATTTAAAAGTGGCCATCCAATAATTCTTAAACAGTATTTGGGTGGAAACATATCGATTGAAACTATGGTAATCTTAGATAGAATTCTTGGATATAGAAAAGAATTTAATTCCAATATTCAAGATCCAGTGTGGGAAACCGTCGATATGAGAATTAAGAAGTACTCTCCCTTTCTAAATATTGATGTATTTCGTTATAAGAAAATACTTAAAGAAATCGTTTTGAATTAACTATGCCTTTACAAAATCATGAGGTACTCAATAACCTCACCGAACAAAAAACTCAACTTGAGCAACAAATGGAACAATTGAGAATTACATATTATAAAGTTCTTGGAGCTATCGATGCTTTAACTCAAATTGAAGAAAGCAAAGAAGAGGAAGAATGATATGAGTTTTTTTGACTCAGAAGTTGTTCGTGCTGAAATGACTGAAATTCAGGAATTGCAGGAAGATGTCTATAAAGGTGTCTTTTCTTTTCCGACAATGAATAAAGAAGAAAAACTTTTTCATGTAAGTATGCTTGAAAGATTACTTGACAAGCAAAAAGTATTATATACTCGTTTGAGTTTGTCTGATGATCCAGAAGCAAAAGAAATGAAGGATCGCATTTTGGAATCTGCCAAAATGATGGGCCTTCCTTCCGATGTCAACATGAATCTGATATTCGATAATATGAATCAAATGTTAGATTCTATGAAAACTCAGATTGACAAATCAGACGTTGACATGTAGAATACCGAAGTACACACAAGCCAAATCCAATCAATCTAAAAAATCCTATGTCTTTCTCAAATCTTAAAAAGCAATCTTCTCTTGGTTCCCTGACTTCTAAACTAGTCAAGGAAGTTGAGAAGATGAATAATACTGGTGGCGGTGGAGATGACCGTCTCTGGAAACCCGAAATGGATAAGACTGGTAACGGTTATGCAGTTATCCGTTTCCTGCCTGCCCCTGATGGAGAAGAACTCCCTTGGGCAAAGATGTACTCCCATGCCTTCCAAGGTCCTGGTGGTTGGTACATTGAGAACTCATTGACTACTATTGGTCAGAAAGATCCTCTCGGTGAATATAATCGAGAGCTGTGGAACAGTGGTAACGAATCAGATAAAGAAACTGTTCGTAAGCAAAAGCGTAAACTGTCCTACTATGCTAATATCTACGTGGTTCAGGACAAAGCAAATCCTCACAATGAAGGTAAAGTCTTCCTCTATAAGTTTGGTAAGAAAATCTTTGATAAGATTATGGAAGCAATGCAACCTGAGTTTGAAGATGAAGAAGCAATCAATCCTTTTGATTTCTGGCAGGGTGCCAACTTCAAACTGAAACTGAAGAAGGTTGCTGGTTATTGGAACTATGATAGTTCTGAGTTTGATCGTGTCTCTGCTTTGCTTGATGATGACGATGCACTAGAAGCAATTTGGAAAAAGCAGTATTCACTGACTGCTCTGACTGCTGCTGATCAGTTTAAGTCTTATGAGCAACTTGAGAGTCGTCTGAAGATGGTTCTTGGTCAAAAGTCGTCTTCTCGTTCGACAGTTGATGAAGAACTTGGGGATGAAAGTGAAGGTCGTGGAAACTATCAACCTGATTGGGCTGCATCTCGACCTGCTCCTGCTCCTAGCGAAGACTTTAATGCTCCAGACATTACATCTAAGTCATCTTCAAGTGAGGATGAAGATGACGCACTTTCATACTTCCAACGTCTTGCTGAAGAATGATTAAGAATAGATCTTAATATTATCACCTCTCTTCAAGGTTCTGCTCACATATTGAGTGGAACCTTTTTCATATGCCATCAATTCTTTCATATCATCAATTATAGTGCTTAAATATGCAGATTTTAAAACATAGATATTTCTTCTTTCTGTTTGTATTTTTTCTTCGTATTCATAATTTGTTACAGATCTAACTGGTCTAGACAGTTTGACAGTACCATCGCTTAACAAACTATATTCGATACTAAAATTTTGATCAACATTTAGTCCTGCAGGAACAATGATATTATTATCCCCGTTTCTTAATTCTGTTGTTTCATAATGATGAATTCCTGAATAAAGATTTTCATAGTTTCCATATTTTTCTAACATATTATTATCAAAATCATATTGAGTAAGAGGCCATTCTGTTTGAATGTTTAAGATATTATTTGATATCAAAATAACCCAATCTAATGAGGCATCTCCATAAATTCTGTATGCAACATTGTCTGGTCGATCGTCGCCAATTATTTTATATTTTGTGAAATGTGAAAGATCTTGAAAAATATCTTCTCTTATATAACCTTTTTGAAAAAAGTTTTTAACAGTTATATAATCTGATATTTTAGAATTTGGCAACCTACTAACATAATCAAAGTTTGAGAGATAGGAAAAGTAACTTGACATATTAGAAACCTATAAACTCGTTATTATTATAATCATCAGAAAATATTGGCGATAGTTCTTGAAATAACATACTGATATCAAAGGAAACTGGAACGCTACCATTTTCATCTTTATATGCCATATATGTTTGATTCGGTGCATAGTTAACTGTTAATTGAGTTAATGCACAATCTTTAAATCTATTTAAATATTTATGTGTAGTGTTTGTCAATCCATCTTTATACTCTAATTTAAAAATTCTTGGCGTCATTAAGAATAATGTTTCTTTACTCCTTCTTACTGCCATTCCTTTTTTGAGACACTTGATAATATCAAATATTCTTTTTGCTTCAAGAGTTTCTCTTGGACTAAATTTATACTGAAATGAAAATGTCCTGAGAGATGGTCCATCAAAAAGTAATTCTGTATTTGGATTTATAATAGCACCAGTTGATCTCTTCAAAACTTGCGAACCTTTACGGATTGCATTTCCTGCTAATATTCCAGCAATAGCAGTTTTTGCTTCGCCACTCACAGTATCAATATCATTTAATATGTTCTGTGCTGCTTGTTTTGCTCCTTCCACCCCACCAGTCATCCCAGAAAGAGCAAACTCACCAAGTGCTGCTTCAGCAGCATTCATATCTCCTTGACCCCATCCGACAATATTTCCGTCCTGCACTCCTTGTGGTATTGGTAAAAGAATAGTTACTTCTTTTTTAGATGTATCAGTATCTCGTTCCTGTTGGCTATCGCTAGATATTGTTGGCAACCCTCCTGGGTTATATTCATATATGTCTATCTTTAGTCTATCGGGTTTATCGGGACCATAGTCCCTCATTCCGAGAGGATATTCTAATGATTGAGTTGCTGGAGTTTCTGATCCATCACCTTCTGATAAAAAGGCAAATCCTCTATCATCTTCAAGTGGAACATCTAAAAGATTATCAGGTGCATTCTCTGATGTTACAGAGGAACTTAATGCACTATCGCCATCAATTTCATTATTTTCAATTTCACTTCTAGTTGCTTGTGTTGGAGTATCTGTGGTGTCATTCCTAGTTCTATTAGTATTAGGATCTGTTACATTATCTAATTTGGTAGATAAATCTTTTCTTACCGAAACAGTTGCATAGTTGTTTATAATCTCGGCTCTATCTCGATTGACTTTTTTCTTTACCTCATCTTTAAATATTTGGTCAAACTGTCGTCGATTTACATTTGTATCATTTGCTTGATTATATCTTCTTACAAATACAGGTTTAATATTCCAATTATTCCCACCAGTGCTGGTTGCAACGGAAGTTTTATTTTCAATGCCATTAACTGTTTTTGAATTGATAATAAATAATTCAGCAGAACCATCTTCTTCATTGACAACTAAGT